TCTGATTCAAATCCAGGTTTACTGTATTGCTTATTGTCGCGGTCGAACTCGCTGCCGCAATCGTCCCACTCCATGCGCCAAGGGGAAACGCAGCCGTTGAGGGAGGAACCCATTCATAGAATCCCCATGCGGACATCTGCGACGGATATGGAGAAGCATACTGGTCTGTTAGAACGCAAGCGGAAGGAACATTGGCATCGCCTGAACCGGAGGTTGTGTAGGTGACGTATCCTCCTGCCGCCCCAATCTGTGTAGCGGAACCCCCAAGCAAAACCGGGGGAGATGTGTAGCCATTAGCTCCACTTGGAGCATAATACACTGTAAGTGTTGTCGGATTCCCCAAGCTATCTACCGGAGATGAAGGGACAGAAACCACCTGGTAATAACCATCCACTAGGTCGCTTGATGAGGCATAAATAGCCATCAGGTCTCCCACTACTAACCCATGACCTTTGGTTGTATTTACTAGCAATTGTGTATATAATCCTGAAATAAGGGCCGTGGATGTCACTTGGGATATTGGAATCACCGTCTGCGTGTTCGTGTTCAAAAGCGCAATCATGCCGTTTGCGATAGGTCCAAACGCTCCAGGGTTGCTCACCACCGCGTAGGGGTTTGCAATAGACGCGGCAATTGAACCTGATGACGAAGGGCCAGGAAAGCATTCTGCCGTAAGAACTATCTGAAATTGAATCAAGTTAAGATTCGATGCGCCCGCAATGAATGACACTTGAGTAGTTGGAAGCACTCCTGATCCCCAATAATAGGACGTATTGTAGAACGAAGTCCATGTTATTCCTCCATCTATGCTGTACTCGTAATTGGCAGACATAGTCGCCGACCCGAGAGAGCTCCAATTTTCGCTTATATCAACATAAATGGTGATCACTTGCCCTGTTGATGGAACTACAGAAGCAAATCCACCGCCCGCGCTTGTTGTTACCGTGTTGGTTCCAGGCCCGCTTTGAGATACGTCGCTTCCTGATCCGGTAACATATCCCGTAGATGGATAGCGCGTCCCTCCTCCGGTTGACAAGGATATTCCGTAGAATTGACTGAAATCTGTAATGAGAGTTCCGTAAGTGGCATCTAGGATATCCAACGCCCCGTATCCCCAAGCACTTGTTCCTGAGTTGGTGTACGTGTTTCCTGAAGCAAAGTTGTCGATCATGATGAGCAATGGGGCGTAGGGATTGACGTTGAGCGTGTATGGAGACGGGTCGATGCCAGTGAGTTGCGGGCTGCCGGTTCCTTGATCTTTGATTGAAGCGTTTTGGTCGTAGATGAAGAGATAGGCTTGGCTCGTCTCGAAGCAACTTTGAACAATAGACTCGAATGGTTGTCCGGAGAGAACAATTTGTGTCCCGGTAGCGGTCGTCGGCAGAGTGAGACTTGTGTAAGCGCCTTGCGCGTTGCCAGCGCGCCGCCAGAGAGAACCATCAGAAAGTCCAGCATAGCGCCATGCGCTGCCAAGAAATGTGAGGCGGCTCAAACTGGTAACTGGCTCGGTAAAATAATAATTGCTGGTCCCTGTGCCTGCGGGGTCGCGATTGATAATAATTGTCCCGTAACGGCTGGACATTGAATTTTCTGCCCTGGAAAGACAATTCAAATCGTTGAGGTAAGTATCCGGCGGACACTGGTCCTCTATATCTCTTGCGATTAAACCTCTGTCGCGATAGATGAATGGAATCGGTTTGTATGTTGTTTCCTCTGCCATGCTATACTATCTCCAGTGCGGCCCAACCCGCACTCAACGGAGGCATCCGATGAGCACCCTGCTGAAACAGGTAGCCGAGCCGCAGGTCCAGTATACCAAAAAAAGACGCCCATACCCCAAGAACCGCCAACGCCACCCAGAACGATCTGAGATTTGTGATTGCGGAAATCCTAAAGAGAGACGTGCACTCCGCTGTCGTGCGTGCAAAACCAAAGAGGGAAAGACCCCAGAAATAACTGCCATCTTCTTCGTTGAAGGAAAACCCTGTCGGCATATTTCGCTCACTCGCGGACAGTATGCTATTGTTGACGATTGTGAGTTTGATCGAATTTCCGCTATGAGCTTTTTCGCAAAATGGATTCCAACGAGAAACCTTTTTGTAGTTCTTACTACCGTTGACCCTGTCGATAAAACTTACGTTCGTGGTGGGGTTCCCTTGGCGAACCATATCCTCGGATTGCGGCACGGTTTTATTGTCGATCACGTCAACAGAAACCCACTTGATAATAGATTTTCCAATCTTCGACCGGCAACAAAGAGACAAAACGTTATAAATTGTGACGTTAGATCGAACAGCGCATCTGGATATAAAGGAGTCTACCATTCTTCGGCTAATAGATGGACTGCTTATCTTAGGTCTGAAGGTATCCTCTATAACTTCGGGCGCTTTAAGTCGCCCGAACTGGCCGCAAAAAATCGCGATATGGAAGCCGTGAGGTATTTTGGCGATTTCGCGGTACTTAACTTTCCGGATATGATTGACGAGTACCATGCAATCCTCTCTAAGAAGGGGCAATGAATCCTGTGATGATACCTTTGACGAAAGTTAATGATCCGTTAACACCTCCGCTTGTGATTTTGGCGAGTGTTACTGTGCTTGATATTCCTACAGCCAGCACTGCTTGAATCTGTGTAATGCTTGTCCCTTGGGAGTTTGATGTTATAGTCAATCCCGTCAGACCCTTCAATGCGTTTTTACCGCCAATATCGAGTTGCGGCCCGAGAGACGATGCGCTGTATTGGTTTGCCGCATGACCCGCCGAGATTGCGTCTGACGGGGAAGTTGGCGCGGCCAGACCTGTGATCGTGCTGCCGGCCACGTCGATGCCCGAAGGGAGAACGCTCGGGCCGCTCGAACCTTGCAGAGATTGAATCGCTCCGATGACCTGGTTCAGCGTTACATTGACGCTCCCTGGGTTCTCCGCAAAGTCTTTGGCTGTGAATTGGACACGCTGAATCGGAAGCGGTGTGGCGGCCGGGGGGGTGGGGCGGGGGGTTGGGTTGGCACTCATTGTTTCGTCCTCATCTTCATAGCCTGGATATACCGCCCGGTCGCCATGACCACTTGAGCGTAGCGCTTGAGCGCGAACTCGGCCATCTGCGGCTGTTGAGCTATGCCATCCTTGCCCCAGGCATACGCCAGAGCGAGATATTTGATCCCATGAAGGCAACAATCCGGCGCGAGGAAGCCATCCAAAAAGCCCAGCGTGTCCGTGTCTCGCACCGCGCAGAGCAGTTCGACCGGGAAGTTCGACGATGGCCGCCCGCCGACTCCCCAGCGGTAGAGCCCGGCCCGGTCCTCAAACCAGCTTTGCAGTGGCCCGACATAATTGGACTGCCAACTACGATCTTGCTGGACGAGCTCCTCCTGCGTCAACTCGTACAGTCTACGCATGGATTGAATCGTGCCGCCTGTCGTCGAGCCATCGGCGCCAACCTGCCGGTAGGTGATGACGTTGGGTGACGGCGCGCTGATGACCGCGAAGACGCCGGCGAAGGATGGATCGGTCGGATTGACCGCGGCGAAGGTGTTGTATTGGACCAGGTTTGTCGGCCCGCCCGCGGTGAGCGTTACGACTCCGCCGGCGCGCACCATGCTGGTGATGCCGATGTCAATGGCCGAGGCAGCAATGCGGTCGATCAGGATGGCTGTGGGCGGAGTGGCCTGGTAGATCAGTCCTGTATTCACCGTCTGGAAGAACCGCTGGTAGAAGCACGGCACAGCCGTCAGAAACTCATTCTGCGCGCGCGACAGGTACTGCAGCATCTCCGCCTGGGTGAAGATCGGGTCCGTGGCCTGCTGTGTGGGGAAGGTAGCGCCCCAAACCGGAGCGGCGGCAGCGTGCGCGTTGGCGAAGTTGGCGGTGAAAGTGGTGGGAGAGGGAACCGTTAGGACGGTGACGACTTCTTGCGTGGCGTTGCCGGGCTGCTCGACGACGAGTTGCGCGCCAGAATACATCGCGTATGTGCTGCCGACGGTGGCCGTAACACCTGCGCCGGCGGCGATGGGATTAGAGAGTCCAGCGTAGACCGCAGGCATACAGAGGTGCAGGCTGATCTCAAAGATCAAGTCCGCTGCCGTCCTGTAGCCTACGCCTGGATTTGCGATGACTCACCCCTCAATGTTCCACGACGCGCCTTTTCCCCGTTTGTTCCCTTACGCCGTGACGAGCGCCTCTTCTGGAACGGCAACCGGGTGCGTCTCGTCCCAGTCCGCCGGCTTGTTGACGCCGAACTTGCCAACTCCACCGCAGCTCGAACACGTCGCCGACATGACGCCGGGGCCGCCAGCCATCTTCTGCGTGGTCTGGCCATGGCCTTCACAGCCGAGGCATTCTGCCACAAAACCTCTGCCGAAGCAGATTTTGCAGGCGCGCTCGCTCGTGCCTTCGGGATGCTTTGCAAGGCCGCAAAAGCATTCGCTCACCTCGCCGTGGAACTGCTGAATGTTGTTCGCCATGAAAATCTCCTATCGCTTGGTTGTTGGGTTGATGTTGTTGGCCGCACCATATCCGCTCGTGAAAAGCAGCGGGTCGCGCAAGTCCTGAATCGCCGTCATGCGCTTCGCTCCCTGCAGGTACTGCTCGAAAAGTTTTACGCCTTCTTGGAACTCCCCGCCGAGTTCCTTGATCCGGCAGTAGAAGGCCGCGTACTCCTCGATCAACTGAAAGAAGTTGTCCTCGAAGACCACTCCCTCGTTTCCAGTGTACGGCCAAACGTCGCTCGTCGGATACTGAATTGCGGTCACATTGACAGTCTGCGGTGTGGACGGTGCCGGATGGACCACGAACATATTGAAGCCGATCGGTGCCCAGCGCACGGCAACGTCGTCAACGTCCTGCGTCCAGTCCGATTGCCAGCTCGTGCAAAGGAAGTCGAGATCCCACAGATTCACCTTGTAGAGAGGTGAGCCCGCGCCCTGAATATCGGTGATCGCTAAGTAGCCCTTCGGCACGGCCTGCCAGACGGAGTTCGCCGTCAACGTGAAGGGGATGTTGACGATTTGCGTGGGCCGGCCGACGAGCAAGAGCAGATCTGATTGCGCTTCCATGATCGCCGAGTAAATCTCGTACTGCGCAGACCACCACTGCCCAGTCCCGCTTGGATTTTCTTCCAAGCGGGACTGAACATTCGCGGCGAGCGTGGAGATCGGCGTGGCCATGGGCTATATCTGCGTGAAGCGCGGGACAAGAGTGCCGGACCCGAGCACCCAGAACTGCGACAACTGCATGGGTTGGCTCTGTCCGATAGACTCAAAATCAAGCGGAGTCGTGGCCCCGGAAGCGAGGTAGTCCATGACGCTCAGGTCGGTAGAGGCCACAGTCGAAGCGTTGCCGATGTAGGTTGCCGCGGAAAGAGAGACTGGCTGGATATGCACGTTGCCGGCGTCCTCATTGAGCACACACCATTCGCCGCTGCCCGCATGGGACTGCTTCAGGCCTTGAACCACCATCACGGTTCCAGAGGTGATAGTCTTTACTGTCCCCTGATCTGGAATGGAACCGACAGCGACAATGCCTGGAAGAAACGCCGCAGCAAGGCCAACGGCTACACGATCGCCCGGCAAGAACCCTTTGGTCGAGGTGACGGTCAGGGAGCACTGTGTCTCATTGCTCCCCGGCGTGAGGACTCCGCTGAACTGGTCCGGCGGTGGTGTGACGGCAGCAGTGACGGCCGACCCGAATAGCGGTTGCGCGGCGCCTGAAAGTGTGATCTGACGGCCATGGCTTAGTCTCCCTTCAATCTAGTCAACGGATTCTTGGCGTCGCGACCATACGGCGACGGGCAGCAACCTGGTCCTTCCGTGCTGGTCACCTCGACTGGATCGTTCGTGTTGCGGTAGCTGGACTTGTAGCCGATGCCGCCCATGGCGCCACGAACATTATCCATAATGCTGTTCGGCTTCGGAACGTACTTGCCGGTCCCGCCCCAATCGTTCTTGACCTCGGGGTCGTACTCCTCGTGCGTCCCCAGGCGCGCGCGATCGATGTGGAAGTTATCGGTGGCTGGCTTCGAGTTGGCTGGCGCGTCCACCTTGCCAAAACTCTTGCGCCGGAATACGTCGGTGACTCGTTCCGATAGGTTCATGGTTGCCTGCTTCCTGCCCTGCGCTTTGTGGCGCGGTGCAGCTTGCGCTTTTTCGTTTTGCGCTTCACCGTCTTCCGCTTAGAAGAAAGCCTGGCCGCCTTCTTCAAGAACCTCGACGAGTGGCTACGAGCTTCCATTTCTGGAGTTTCTTTGTCTTCACGCATACCTTTGCCTCATTTGAGAGAATTTCCTCTTGACAAGATCGCTTACCGTTACCTCGCGCTGCTGCGGTGGGTCATCGAAGTTCTGCGCGTCCGAGTTCAGGACTACGCTTTGGAAACCGAGGCGCTTCTCGGCCGCTTCCAACTCCCGAATACTTGAGACGTGCAGGTGACCTCCTAGCTCATCGGCCACATGGTCGAAGGTGATGTCGAAGGGGTTGCCGGTCCCCTTTGGTATCCGATCTGCCGCCAGGCAGCCGCAATCGAAGCCCAGCCATCTTTTCTGTATGGCCATAAACCGCATCCGATAAACCACCTTGCCGCATTGTCCACAGGTCTGTGCCATGAAAGCAGTTTACCACCCTTCCGACGCGCTGGCCGACATACAGGCGTGAGAAGCCTCCCAATAGGCTCCACCCGGCGTGTAGAACGGCAGATCTTCGCCCTGGATCGTCGCGCTCGTCCGGTACAGATTCTCGTCCTCGTTCATCATCTCGACCAGCAGGCCTTCATACTCCTGGTGGAAGGTGCTCGCCAGCGACAGCGCCGTCTGCGGGTCATAGCCGGGGTTGTCCTTCGGCTTGTAGCGCAGCGCCCAGCACATCGCTTCCTTGATCACCACGTCGCAGCGGATGTACGGCGGCAGGCTGTCAGTATCATTTTGCAAATTCGCCGGCTGGCAGTAGGCCATAAAAGGGAGCGCCTGTTGCGTGAAGGGCGCCGGCCAGAGCTCAATCAGATAGTTTCCGTTCGGATCCGCCGGCATCGGCGCCAAGCCCCACGGAAAATTTACGGTGATGCGCCACGGGTCGCGGTTGTCCAAATAATCTTGAGTGAGATTCGTCCACAACTTGAATCCCATCTGCATATTGACGCAGGTTTTGATGTATTTGATGTTCGGGCCGAAACTGTAGTACATCTGCACGATGTAGTAGCCAGTCGTCTGCGTCGTCTGCCCCGGTGGGAACGGGCCGCCCCAGGGAAGCTCCAGCGTCAGCACCTGCGCAAAGGGATCGACCGCGGTGATCGTGTAGATCGGCGTGTTGAGCCCGGCGCGGAACTGGCGGCCGATGAGCGTCTGGTCCCATGTTGTGTTGTTGCCCTGCACGGTATTGGAGTTAAAGGTGACCGTGGCCGTGCCGCCGCTGACTGAGGCTGGGCAGATGATCTGGCCTTTCGTGAAAAGGCCGTACCAAGTCTTGCGCGCGTAGATCTTGCGCACAATTTGATTTATGGCGTTCGGAGCCTGGGCCACAAAGTTCGGATTCCAAGCAGTAACTGCTCCCTGAATCTGCCCAAAATTATATTGCTGGACAAACGGAAGTACGCCAGCGTTCGGCTGGACCTGCTGGGGGATCACGATGGGAGGAATGATCGGGATGTGACTACCCTCCGTTCTTTAGGAGGGGAGGGGCGCGGTAACCGTCTGTGACCCCGCCCCTCTTTGGTTGATGCCTTACATTCCGCCGTTCAGGAAGTCGAGGAACCAGTAGCATGAACTCAGATCGGTTCCAGGAGAAACCTGCGGTGTGGTTGTCGGGTTTCCAGTAACAAGCAGGGCAGAGACTCCAGCATCAGCCCCGGTCGAATAGCCGCCGTTCTGACCGTTCATCTTGAATAACGCGTTGGTTAGGCCGGTTGCGATTACAGCGCTCACGGTGCCGTTTGACTTGGCGCCGTTGGTCAAACCCTGCGTGACAACAATGTTGCCGGGGACGTAGTTATTAGCCGCGGTGAGGGTGATGACGCCAGCCGTGGCAGCCGAAGACGCCGTTGCGAGAGAGTTGCTGATGGTTGACCACGCTGCGCTCGTAACCAGCGCATTGCCCGCCGTCACGAGTTGCCAGACGTTGCCGGTATCAGCCGCAGTCGTGAAGGTGTTTCCAGTTCCATTCCAGTTCGCGGTGAACTGCGTCGAGGAGGAGGATGCAACCTGGGCGATGACTCCGTTCGCCTTCGCGCCGTTGGTCAGGTTGTCAATGTAGACGAAACTTCCAACCGGGGGATTGAGGCTGGAAGTCATCGTCAACAAGCCGGCTGTAGCCAGAGAGTTGGTGATGGTCGCCGTCGCGCCGAGTTGAAGCAGGTTCCCCGGTCCAGCTTGGACAACCTGGAAGGTGCCCGTGGTATCCGCTCCTGAAGTCACTGCGGCTGCTGTCCCAAGATTGAACGTGAATGCCGCCGTGGTCGCCGAAGCAACACGAACGATCGTCCCGTTCAAGGCTCCGAGTTGCGTGAAGGATTGCAGATAGACGAACTGATTCGCCTTCAAGGTATTAGCCACAGTGACCGTGCCAACGTTTGCCACCACCGCACTCAAAGTCGAGGCTGCCGATGCCGTACCGAGGCCGAGCGGCACACCGGCGGGAGCGCCACCGGCCAAGCCAACGATCATCGTCACGGACTGAGCGGGAGCGGGTGTCGCACCAAACGAACTGGCCGGGAAGATGAACTGTGGCATGAACGCAGATCCGGCGGCATTACTCCCTTGAGTGTCCACGGCATAGCAAAACTCCGCACCAAAGTTTCCGATGACAGTCGTGCTGGTTGTCAGGGCTCCTGGAATAACGTAGCCTCCAGACGGATAATCCGAAGCGGCGGGCTGCGCCTGAAAAACCGTGTTTACCTGAGAAACGCCGACATTCTGCGTGCTGTCAGGAACTTTTGTGAGCGTCAAAGACATGGCTGCTCCTTGGTTGCATCCCGCGCATCACTCCGACGCGCGGGTTTCCGATTAGAAAGTGGGATCGCAGTTGATCCAGATGTCGGCGGTTACGTTTGCGGTGACAGCCGACAGGGCGAGCGCGAGTTTCGAGCAGAGCGGAGCCGAGCCGGACGCCGTGCGCGTCACGATGAAGTTGCCCGAAGCGCCAATCAGCGCGTCGCCAACTGCTGTCGACGCACACACTGCCGCTGCCGGCAAGAACCCCTTGGTGGCGATGAAGCAGAAGCTGCCGTTCAGCGCCTTGGTGGCATTCGCTCCGGTCAAATTCAGCGACGTGAAGTTCGGCAGCAGCCAGCCGGCCAGTGAGTTCAGGTTGCCGGTGGCTGCCGGGTTGCCTTCGGAGAAGGTGCCGGTGACGGTCGTGTACGTCTCGTCTGTCCAGTAGACAGGGGCGGGATACGCGAGCATGGCCGCGGCGGTCGTCGAGTTGTAGCGCACGTAGCGCACGATCAACGGAGCGCCGTACCCGTTGCCGCCGTACAGCATCGACGGACCTTCGGACGCGCCCGGCGAAAGCAGATACGCCGCGCCGATGGGATTCTGCGCGCCGTTGGGATAGCTCGGACAGTTGACCGGAGGCTGAGTCGTGATCGTCGACGCATACGTGTCGATTGCGGTGTACAGGTTGCCAGTTGTGATAATCGGAAATTCTGTTCCGAGAGCCATGTGAAGCCTCCAGCGCCGTTGCGCCATTGCAAAATTCTTGTGGGCGGGAGTTACCCCCGCCCCGTTCAAACCACTACTAGCCCGTCACCCCGGACAAAATGAAGCCCAGCCGCGGAGCGCTGACCACGATGTTGCCACCGAAGCAGAGCTGGCCGGCAGAGTCAACCGAGTTCGGCAGTTCCTTGAACCCGGTGAACCCGAAGCCGAACAACTCGTGATCCGAGATGTGGACGTTCATGAAGTCGGTGTTCATGCCGAAAACGTAGCCGCTGGGCACGTACTGGTCGACCACGAGCCGCTGGTTGTTGAACCGGATGGCCGTGAAGCCGATGTTCTGCGCTTGGTCAACCATGATGTTGTCGTTGACGCGCTGCGCCGGGACCAGCTTGTTGTAGAGCTGGTTGTAGATCGACTGCGTGGTCGCGATCAGATTCGGCTGGCGATTGCCAAAGGTTCCCTGGCCATACGCCTTCTGTAGTGCGGTGATCGACAGCGGCCCGCCGACATTCTGGTAGTAGCCGTTGATGCCGGTCGAGGCGCCCGAGCCGATGGCCGCGCGCGGCAAGCCGCCGTAGGTCGGATAGTTGGTGCCGTCATCGTACCCGGCGAGCAGGCCGTCCAGCGCGATCTGCGAGGACACGGTTCCCTGGCCGTCGTTGTAGATGTCGATCGCCAACGCTTGAGCCAGCGCCTGCGAGCCGTTGATCATCTTCTCTTCGACGAAGCTCATCACCGCGTTGTTGCCCATGTTGATCGGCAACTGCGTGCCTTGAATGGTCACGTTCGCGTAGTAGAACTTCACCGCGAAGGTCATCGCCGTGTCCGTCTGGACATAGGAGATGTCGAAGATGGAGCCTGGGGCGAACGGGCCAGCCTTCAGCGGCGCATACTGGATGGGCTGCTGAATGTAGAGGCCACCCGGAAAGGGCTTGACTGTATCGCCCTTGAAGATTTGAACGAAAACCGGAGATACCTTGTAATACTCGTCCACGATCTCGGGGACAATCTCCTGCTTCGTTACTGCGCTGATGTCATTGATGTTAAGCGCCATCACTGGCCTCCGTGGTTAAAGTTTGTTGAGTCCTAGCTCGCCATTTCAACCTGGCGGGCTTGAATCCTGTCGAGTGCTGCTGCCGCGCGCCCCGCGCCGGTCGCTGGAGCACCATCCGCGCCGGTCTTGCCGCGGTTGATGAACATCCGGATGTTGCTGTTGGTCGCCGGCGGCGGAGTGGTTCCCGGTACGCCTGCGGATCCAGACCTTGCCTTCACGCGCTTCTCGACTTCTGTTTCGATGGTGCGCTCTGTCACAACCGGCGCCACATAGTCGTTGTACGCATCGGTAATCGAACGATACCCGCGCGCTTTGCTTTCCGGCTTCTCTAGGAACGTATTGAAGTCGGCGGAATCGAACGGCTTGCCGGTCTCGCGCTCATGGCGGCCGTAAATACGGTTCAACTCATCGGCCCGCTGAATCGAAATCTTCACAGCGTTGTTGACTAGCTCGTCGCCGCGCGTCTTCACCACGTCGGCAATCCGAGCATCAACCGTCTCGTTGATTTTGCCGAGTTTTGCGTCGAGCATCCGATCGATCGCACTCAAATCGAACTGCCCAGCGGCGGGCGGCGGTGTGCTGCGCGCCGGAGGCGGATCGACCACTGCAGCCACTGGCGGCTCATCGCCGTCATAGTAACTGACCAACTCTTCGCCACGGGCAAGGCGAGTCGCCACCGCGCTGTTGCCCTGAATCTTCGCGAATTCTGCCGGGCCCAAAAGCCCTTTCAAATCGTCGAGCAATGCCATACACTACTCCCTTCGCACTAAGCTGCGTGCGACTCGTCTGTTTGGGATGGTGGAGGTGATGGAGGCCCGCCAGCCGGCGGCTCCGGTGGTGCTGATTCTGCCGGCTTATCGTCGCCGGAATCCAAGTCTTTCGGATCTTTCTTCAAACCCTGGACAACCAGAACTTTGATGTCTTCCTTGATCTTGTCGATGCCGGGCTTCAATTCCTTTTTGAGCTTCGACATCTTGCTTAGAACGCGGTACACGCCCGTCAACCCCTTCATCAGCTCCTCGTCCGCGTCCGGTTCGCCGCCGGGCTTCTTTTGGGGAGGTCCACCCGCCGCGGCATCCCCGCCCGCAGGCAGGTTGTCGTAGAAATTCGGAGGGGCGGCTGTGGGGGCTGGCATTGGCATGGTTAGTTACCTTTCACCGGGAAGCCGGTCTTCACGTTGACACTGGTCCCGCGGTCCGGAATCGGCTGGCCGCTGTTGATCATGTGGCCGAAGAGCGCGATCTTGCCGCCGGTCATCTTGGGGGCCGTCACGGTCGGGCCAAAGGTCTCTTCGCTGACGCGATCATTCTTTGCCATGGGAATTACTCCTGGGTAGTGGGGGCCGGCGCACCGGCCCCAGTTCACTGTTGTGGTTGGTGCTTGACTACGCGAGAACTACTTCTCGCGCTTGGAGCCGCGATGAGCCTTCCGCGACTTGTGTCCGCGCTTGTGACCTTTGCGAGCCATAGGCGTCCTCCTTCTTTGGAGCGGTTTTTTAACGTGGCCTTCACCACGGTCAAGCAAGATGTTGCCATCAAGCCTTCGATGCCAATATCGCACCACCGAGGAGGTTCCAGTCCCGCCTTGCGTCGCGAAATTTGAGGGAAAATTACAGATTTGCAACAAATCACTACAATGCGCTACTATTCGTGCATGGGAAACTTTTACCTCTCGCCCACGCAGGTTGCATCCAAACTCCACGTTGGAGTCGAATCGATTCGCCGCTATTTGAGATCGGGTGAATTGATTGGGATTCATGTCAGCCGAAAATGCTGGCGCATCTCTGATGACGACCTGAATGACTTTTTGAAGAAACGGAAGAGATAGGCTTACTTCTTCCCGTGTGGATGCTGCATCGCGCCCGCCGCGCCGGCCATCGCAATCTTCTCCGCGGCCTCTTCTTTGAGCTCGGCTTCGATCTTCTCCGCGTCAGCTTTTGGCACGCCGAGCTTGCGATAAAGGCCTTTGCGCGATAGATCGCCAAGTTTACGCATGACGAACGCCACCTGCACCTCGTCCTGTTTTTCGATGGCCAGCAGACTTCCTTTGCGGATTGAGAAGATCGCCTGGCGCACAAACTCTTCCGGCTCCATTCCCTTTTCCAGCCACTGCCCATAGAGCGGCTCAAAGTCCGCATCCGTCAAGCCCTTGACGCCGAATTTCTTGATGCGGCTCTTGGAAGTCTCGAACTGCATTTTGTTGGCTGTGACCATCGTGCCGACATCGGTGAGAAAACTGTGAAGGCCGCGGCCCATGAAGCGAATCGGAATGGACCTGGAGTTCATGATCATCTCCAGCGAGTCGCCACCCGGCACCTGCTTCTTCTGCGCCGCCTGGTTGATGGCCGCCGCGCCCGAGGTCATGTCCTGCTCTTTTTCCACATCCTGCTTCATCTGGAGAACATAGGCCGGCAACTCGGGCGGCTTTGGGAACTCAGGGGACTTCGGCGCATTGTTGTTGTACATGATCTTGCCGCCGGGCGCGCCGGGATCCATCGAATCCCAAACTGACTGCGCAAACGCCGCCTTCGGCGCCACCATGCGCGGCTCGATCGCCGCCCGGATCATATCCATGATTCCGCCGTTGATCCGGTTCACAATGTCGCTCATCATGGCAATCGGTTCGAGTGGCGAGCAGCCGTTCGGAGACCAGGGAACCCGAATCAGCCGGAGTTTGGCGAAAGGGTACATCGCGTGCCAGTAGGGGTTCGGACCATCCTGCAGGAGCTTGCCGCCGGCCGCGATAACAAACCTGCCGCGGGGATACCAGAGGCAACCAGGTTCAACCATGTACGACCAGTTGTAATTGGCGTCGCCGACCCGTTTTGTCTCACTGCCTTCGTTTTTTGCCCCATCTTTGAACCAAAATTGCTTGAGCATGGCCTTGGGATAGCGCGACCGCTTCCCGTCCGCCTGCTTTTTGCCGAGCAACTTTTTGAGCGCCGGGTTCAGCCGGACCCACGAGGCTTCGGACATCTTGCCGGGCCTGGACATATCCCCGGTTGGCTCATTGCCTTCGAGATCCGGGTGTACATCGTTGGCCAGGTCTCCGTAGGCGCGCTTTAAGGTTTCGATGGTCACAGGCCAGCGCGCGATAACGCATTCGTCGTCCTGGATACGGCTGCCCGCGCCAATCGTCATCACGTTGAGCGGCCCAAGCGGCATGAACTCGCAATCGCCCATTCCGTTGTTGAGCGCGGAGTTCCATTGAATTTTGGCGTAGCCCGTGTGGAGAAGTGCCCACATCACAGCCTGGGTCAGCTCCGCCTCGAAGTCGGTGAATCGAGCCCACATCCCGATCATCTCGTTAAGTAGGTCTTGAAGTTTAGTAAACTCCTCGTCCTCGTTAGCGAACTTGACCTGGAAGTCGGGTTCGATGTCGGTGAGCAAGCCGGCCATCTCGACAAACTGCCGAAAGAGGCGGTTGACTGTGGGGCGGGAGCGGCCAAACCGGGACTTTGCGTTCCACTGCTGGCCGGAGATGTAGTCAATGAGCCGAGAGGTCAGACGGATCTCGCGGGAGTCCGCAAGTTCTCGCTCGCCTTCTTCGTAAACGGCATCTGCCCAAGCGAGAACATCCCGCTCCAGCGCCTTTTCCGGTCTCTCTTTGAAGTCAGCCATCGCGGAAAGTTTACCTGATGCCAAGGGTTTCGGTGAGAACTTGCGGAGATATTTTTCTGGGCCAGTTATTCAGTATGAGCCAGAGCCCCGGCGATGCGCGTCTCCCACTTGACGACCTCGGCGGTCAGATTTTCCACCTGGCCAGAGAGTTCGACGTTTAATTTGGCTGCGGCAACCATCTCGGCGCCGTTCTTCACGCCCAACTTTCGCAGCTCGGCCGCCTGCGCGCCATCGATCAGAACCGGCTCGCCAGCCATGCAGCACCGGATGAGCGAGGCTATTGTCGGATGGAAGCGCTCGCCCAGCGCCTCTTTCGCTCTCATCAGAACTTCCTGGTTCACCCAGACCTCGGCTTTCACGTCGCCGGCCCCCGCCGCAAACCGGACCTCGGTCTTCATCATGTCCGGCTTCATCGCCCAAAACTGCGCGTGGCTGAGCCGGTGGCCCATCAAGCAAAAGCAATCCCTGTTATCCCGCATCGCCTGGACTGCGGGGCTTCCATTGTTGCGGCACATCGGGCAGTACGCCCCGGTCACATTGTCGCCTGTCAGCATTCTCGCCTCCTACCATTCATCGCCGAAGTCTTCCAATCCCCGCCCTGGCCCGGCATTGGCCATAGAGCTCTTGTAAGCCCACACCAAATCCGGAGTGATGTCCGTCGTGGCGAGGCCGTGCTTTGAGTGTAAATCAAATTCAGCGCCCATGGTGTCGAAGATTGGCGAGTAGAGCGTGTTCGCGTTACAGACCAGAATCGGCTTTACCTGCCAACCCGCCTTGCCTTTGATCATCGTGTCCGCTTCCGCCTGGGTGTTGTACTGCCCGCGCTGGCGCATGATGTTGTCGTAGACGCCGTAGATGTGAAGTTCGCCGCTCTGCCGGACGTGCTCGGTCGCCGCGCTGATCTTGAGGTGCTTCGTCGTTTCGCGCAAGCAATAGAGGCCGATCATTGCCGTCATCACGCCATCATCTTCGTTGCCTTGCCCCTCAGATCGTCCTCCTGAGTCCAGCGCCGCAAAGTCTACCATCTCGTCGAGCAGGTCGGCATCTCGGATAACAACTGTACGGTCGAGCAGTGCTTCGTTCATGGTTCCGATGATCTCGTCGCGAGTCTTTGATGTGGTCAGCCAATGCAGGTAATTGCTGGCTTGATGCGTCAGCCGGTCTTTGAACTGCGGACGATACAGGTTCGGGTAATCCATATCGCGCAACTCGTTGCCGGTTGTGATGCCATCCTTCATGTATTCGTTGGCTACTTCGGCACCATTGTAGAAGAGGCCGATTGCCGCAACGACGTGCGCGAATTTCTTCGGAGGTATCCAGCCCCACCAGGTCGCAACTTGTGTATCTGGCTCTATGCCTTGCCCGGCACGAAAAACATTCGCAACCGAGAAGTCTCCTCCGTTTCCTAGCGCAACGTCATCGGACACATAGTAAGTTGCCCCCTGCTCCGGCATCTCCCAGATGTGCATTCTCTTCCCGCCACGTCCCGACTTACGTCGAGGGAGAATCTCATCGTCGGCCACCGGCATGATGTCGTCTGTGTTGAATCGCGGCGGCTCCATCGAAACCAGACTAATCTCTCCGGCATAGAGAGGCTTGCAAACCTTATTGATTTCCTGCCATTCAAGAGAGTCGCGGTCAAACGCGCAGAGGCCTGATGATTGAAACGCTTCATTGGGTGTGAGGGGATACGACTCAAGGAATCCAGCCTTGGTCCCTGAGCGCTTCGCCGCGCGCAGACGAACACGCCGGAAGTTCCAGAAAGTATCTGGTATCTCGAAGTGTTCTTCTTTTTTAATGCGCTCGTTGAACGTCGTCTCTTCTTCAGATAGATCAAACGCTCCTTTGATTGGCAGATAGTATTTCTTCACCTTATAGACTGGAATCCAGACCGGGCGCATATCGCCGTCTCCATCAACCGCTGAACTCCATTGGTCATAAAACAATCCTTCACGGCCATAGCCGGTTGACTCGAAGACTTGGAAAGTGTCGAGCGCGTTCATTGACGGCTTCACGTCGCCTTCATAAATTTCATCGTTAGGCCAACGGGAAACTTCAGAGGCGTGGAGACATCTGATAGTGCGGCCGATGGCAACTCCTGAAGTTTGCGTCGCTGGAGATACCTGCAATGCGGAGCCAAGACCGGGGTCTACCATGCGCTCTTTCTCATCGGCGCGCTGAAACTCAATAGCTCCCTTCTTCGTCTTATACATATACTCAGGCCTCAGCCACCACGGAAGATTCGCATAAGCATTCAAGCTGAGTTTGTAGATATGTTCCGATGTTACTTCATTCTGCGCGATAATCATTGTGAAGCAGTGTGGAGTGAAGATGGTCCGATGGAACATAGCCGCCGCCGTCCAGACCGAGATACCTGTCTGTCGCGGCTTGAGAACGATGATCTTGCAATAACCGTTCGCCGCCCACTCCTCACACATCGCCTGATAGACAATCTCTTGATGATCCCAGAAT